TTCATTACCACTGCTTCACCGGCTGTTAATGTAAGCCCTACACCTGCCGCTTTGATGTTACCAACAAATACTTTAACCTTTGGGTTGTCTTGAAATTCATCGACACTATGTTGTCTTTCAGGTTTAGACATGGAGCCGTCAACTTTTACAGCGGATTTACCGAAGTGCTCAACAATTTTATTTAATGATTCTGTGAAGTTACAGAATATGATAACCTTCTTATCTTGTTCTAAAATGTTTTCGGTTAGTTCAATTGTTTGTGCAATTTTTTCGTTGGCAATAATTTGACGAACCTTTGTTAGTTTTGTGAACTGAACTGTTAAAGATTTGGATTCTTCAGGATTCTTTTCATACCAATTGTAGTATTCACCCATAACCTCTTCATATTCTTTTGATTTCAATCTTAAGTATACTGGTGTTATTATTTTATCAGGAAGGTCTAACACGTCTTCTTTGAGTCTTCTTAGAGTTAGTCCTGACGTCCTATCTCTAAGTTCTTCAAGGTTAGATGCTCCCATCACGTTCCAAACTTTTCTTGAACCTACTTTGAATTGATATCCTTGACAATATCTGATGACATATGCCATCCAATTTTTTGCCACAGGAGAATCGACCAAGCTCAATAAGTTATAATAATCAATTGGTCTTGAGGTCATTGGAGTTCCTGTTAGGAGCCAAATCCTATCAACATTTTTTACAATGTCGTTTATTAATTTTGTTCTTTGAGCTTGAGCGTTTTTGATATAGTGTGCTTCATCAACAACAACCAAATCAAAATTGGCTCTAAGAATTTCCGAATCATCTTTCTTTTTAGGGTCATGGAAATTTTTTATTATGTCGTAGTTTATGATTACAAAGTCGTGTTCTGTTGAAAAGTTTTTCCCTTCTGCAATATAAACACTTCTGTCAGAATAATTTTCAATCTCTCTTTTCCAGTTTATTTTGAGTGTTGCGGGACAAATGATTAATATCTTTTTTGCTCCTGTTTCGAGAGCTCCAATGATTGTTGATGTTGTTTTACCGAGACCCATATCATCCGCCAAAATGTATCTTTTGTTTTCGACCAATTTTTGTATTGCCTCTTTTTGGTGAGATAAAGGAGGTCGGTGAGAATATTTTTCATAATCAATAACAACATCTTTAACTGTGTTGTCTTTGATTATTGACGCCTTGGGTAACCAAAAATCATGAAGTTCTTCAGTTTCAAATACTCTTCCCCAAATGTGATAGGCTTTATCTTTTTCTGCTAATAGTTTCTCAACCCAAACCTTCTGTGGTATTTCTGTGTATAATTTATCATCAGCCAATTTTTGTGCGAAGTATGCATCTAGTATTATCCATTTCTTCGCAACCTTTGGTTGTTTGTCGTGATTGTTGATGATGTATTCTGATTGACTTCTAGTTGGATAAAACTTTCGGTTTACCTGAGATTTTCTTTTTAGTTCAAGCAAATAATTGTTGGCACCTTCGTAATTCTCAAGAAGGAATAATGCCTTTGATTCTAAACTTAATTCACCGTTCATCGGGTCGTTTGGGTATTCTTATTTATCAGAATAAAATTTTAAAAGAAATATAAGTATAATAATAATATTTATCAATATGGAAAATTTAGTCCCAATTACAAGATTAGGTAAATTCTTTGGTCGTGAAGACTATGCTTTAGATATTGGTATGGGTGAAGAGTGGTTGATTGGTGATATGAACTTTACCGTCATACTATATCGTATTGATAGATATAAGACAAAAACCGATGACGTTTATGGTGAGGTGTTAGAAGATGGAATTCAGTTCATGGCTCCTATTGAACTTAAGGGATATGTTCAAGTCATGGCTCCAACAGGAAAAAACTATGGAAACTCAAAAATTGAATTACAAGAACCAGGTAATATGAAATTTTCAATTTATCAAAAGACTCTTGAGGATTTGGGTGTTGAGATATTCCAAGGTGATTATTTTGGTTATTATGAAACTGAAGATAGGGTGAGATATTATGTAGTAAGTGATGATGGGTATGTTAGGTCTGATAATAAACATACGTATGGTGGGTATAAGCCGTTCTACAGAACAATTGTGGCGACATATGTTAGTGAAAACGAATTTAGAGGTATATGATAATTCTAATAACCGAGGCTCAAAAAAAATCTTTATCGAATAGTTTAATCGGTGAAAGGGTTATGGTTTATTACAATTTACATAAACACACCTTCTCGGTTCAAAAAAATGGAATTGTTGTTTTCCATGCTGATTACTTGAAATTGAAAGATGTTGAGTTCAGAGTTAGGGTTGGGGGAAAAGAAAAGGTTAGGAAAGAAAAATCAAAAAATGTTCACGCATTCGTTATCGGTGTGTTAGAAGATTTTTGTGAATATCCTTGTGAGGAAATGCCTGAAGAACCTGTGGGTGAGATAATAACATATAATCCGTATTTATATGATAGTTTTGTTTTCAGAAAAACAAAAGAGCCAGTATACAACGCAAATGAAGTTGTTATGATAAACTCAAAAAATAAAATATTTGTAATCGAATAAATATTTTTAATATGCCATTACCAAAACAAGTCAAACCAACATTACCGTTAGTCCCTAAGAAAACATTATCTGCTAGGAGAGAACAGTTATTGGAGTTTATCAATAAAGACGGAACATTCTTACCTAAGTCAGTATTACACGCCGATTTGGATAGAGGGATGCTTGATTTTGTTAAAGGTGAGTTGGAAGTTGTAACAGCAGGAAAAGTTGTCCCTATGGTGGACACAATTATTACAACTCAAAACTGGGCTCAATATGTTGAGACAGCTTTGTTCGTTGATTTGGATTATAATCCATCACCACCATTTATTACCGTTGTTAGAAGTCCTGAGGTTAAGTTCGGAACAAATCCCGCATTACAATATACTATACCGAATAGAAAACAATTTTATTATGCATCGGTTCCAACTTGGAACGGAAACGAACAAGGTATGGACATATATACAATACCTCAACCTGTTCCTGTTGATATTAACTATAGTTTGAAGTTTATCTGTAATAGGATGAGAGAGTTGAATCAACTCAACAAGATTGTTATGCAGAAATTTTCTTCAAGACAAGCCTATACCTTCATCAAAGGTCAATATGTTCCAATTATATTGAATAATGTTTCTGATGAATCTCAAATGAGTTTAGATGCCAGAAAGTATTATGTTCAGAGTTATGATTTCACAATGTTAGGTTATTTGATTGACGAAGAAGAGTTTGAAGTTAAACCTGCAATCGCTAGAGTTTCTCAAGTCTTTGAAGTTCAGTCTGATAACAAAAAGAAAAAAAGAAAAATATATCCTGAAAACCCTGATGAGTTCGGTCAGAATTTTTTATTTGTTTCAGGTAATACTGTCTTAAGTGGTATTGTTGATTTTACTGTTGACATGACATTCATTTCTTCGAATAATATCAATACGTTTGACGTCTTTATTAATGGAGATTATTATGGAACAGATTTGAATTTTATACAAGTTACTTTGGACGATGTTCTTAGAATCGAAGTTGTTAAAAATGATGATACTTTGGATGGTAATATTTTGTTTGAAAACAAGTTAGTTTAATTCTCTCCGTATATATCTTTCTTCTCTTTACACTTCTCAATAATTAAATTCTCTAAAAATTTATAAATTTTAATTCCTCTCTTATCACAGTATTTTTTTAGGATATCATGTGATTCAGGGGATATTTTTATGTTTTTGATTTCTTTCTTTGTTTTCATGGTAGAAAAAAGGCAGAATTTATTCTCACCGTTTATAAATAGATATCAGAAAGTCAAGTTTTTTCAATCAAATACTAATATTTATCATTAAAATAAATCTGCATTAGAACAATTTAATAATGGCAACAGCACAAGCAAATCAAAAAGTATACGTTTCTCCCGGTGTTTATACCTCAGAAACAGACTTATCTTTCGTGGCTCAAAGTGTCGGTGTAACGACATTAGGTCTTGTTGGAGAATCCATCAAGGGTCCTGCATTTGAACCTATTTTTATCACGAACTATGATGAATTCCAAGCTTATTTCGGTGGAACAATTCCCGAAAAGTTTGTGAATACACAAATCCCTAAATATGAAGCGGCGTATATTGCCAAATCTTATCTTCAACAGTCGAACCAAATGTTCTTCACAAGAATTCTTGGTTTATCTGGGTATGATGCAGGTCCATCATGGAGTATAAGAGTAACTGCAAACCCTGACCCAACTACGATTGGTATTAATTCGAGTGTAGCAACATCAACTTGGACCGCGGGTTTTACGGGTTCGTCATCTGCAAATACAATAACATTTGTTAGTGGAGCATTACCAACACCAGTTTTACAAAACTTGGATGTTCAATTTAGATTATCAAATGGTTCAACATCAACGTATGCTGAAGGTTTCAACACCTATTTGGGTAATATAATTGACACACCGTCATTATCAGCTACAACAGCGGTTATTTACGGTTCAATTCCTGAGGATGATTATAACAATATATCTTTAGGATATAACACAATTATAAATGCGTTCGGTTCTGATTCAACAAATTTATTATACAATGATTTATCCGCAGCAGACAACGACCCATGGTTTTATGCAACTTTTGATATTCCAAGTGGTAACAACTATTCAGGATATTCATTTGACTATGTAGTTAATAATTTAGTTTCATTAGGTGGTTCTGTTTATAGTGGAACAGTATCGGGTAACTCTTATACATTCTCAGGAACCGCTTTTGAAGAATATAATAATATGGTTGTGGCGACATTACGTTCAAGAGGTATTTCTCTTTATACTAATAGCTCAGCAAGTCCTAATCACGGACCAGTTTATGAAGTTACAGGATTAACTGATGTTCAGTTAGTTTGTGACGAACAATATTCAGGTGTTACTAAGAATCCTTTCGGGACTTTTTTACTTTCGGGTGTTACTAAAGATGCTGACGTTTTCTCTTTTGAGACTTCTTTATTAGCGTCTTCATCTAAGTATATAACAAAAGTATTGGGTGTGGATAACTTTGGTAAATCAAGAAATGAAGTTCCTTTGTTTGTTGAAGAGATTTATCCAGGTTCATTGAATTACGCATTTAACCAAAGTTATATCAGAGGTTTAAATTGTGAGTTGGTTGCTTTACCTGAGGCTAGAGACACAACTTCTACAACAACTATCGCTTGGAAATTACAACAATATCAGTCACCTAAAACTCCTTACTTTGTTTCGGAATTAAGAGGTAACAGAGTTTATAATTTATTTAGATTTATTTCAATCTCTGACGGAGACGCTGCTAATACAGAAGTCAAAGTTTCAATTGCAAACATTTCTTTTAACAATATGACATTTGATGTTTTAGTTAGAGATTTCTTTGATACAGACCAAAATCCTGTAGTTATTGAAAAATACACAAATTGCACATTGGACCCAGCAACTAACAACTTTATTGGTGTTAGAATCGGAACTTCAAACGGCGAGTATGCTTTAGTATCGAAATACATCATGGTTGAAATGGCTGACGGAGCTCCTATAGATGCTTTACCTTGTGGATTCAACGGATATACACAGAGAGAATATGATTCAATGTCGAATCCTTCTCCTATGATTGTATACAAAACAAAATACTACTTCCCGGGTGAAGTTATTTATAACCCTCCGTTCGGAACTAACTCTGGTGGTTCAAACACAGTAGAGTCTGCTGGTGATGTTGTTAGAAGAACTTATTTAGGTTTCTCAACTCAGTTTGGTATCGATGATTCTTTCTTACAATATAAAGGTCAACAAAATCCAACAACTGATTGGGCTCAAGCAACTGAATCTATTCCTTGGAATTATCTTTCAAAAGGTTTCCACATGGACTCAGGTGCAACTGTTGTAACTATCGGAAACGTTTATGATACAAGTGGTCAAACGGCTTATGAGTGTGGAGTTGCTGAATTTAGAAATGACCCTGAATCTCAAGAAAATCCTTACTATTTCATCTACGCTAGAAAATACACTTGTTGTTTTGCTGGTGGATTTGACGGATGGGATATCTATAGAGAATTTAGAACTAATGAAGATAGATTCCAATTAGGTGCTTCAGGTTTCTTAGCAGGTTTCGCACCTGACCAAAGATACCCAACAGCAACTGGTGATGGTTTATTTAAGAGAATTGTAGTTCAAAATAACAGAAGTGATTTTGCTAACACTGATTACTACGCTTACTTACTCGGTATCTTAACATACGCTAACCCTGAATCTACAAACATTAACGTGTTTGCAACTGCATCAATTAACTATGTAGATAACTCAAACTTAGTTGAGGCGGCTATCGATATGATTCAATTCCAAAGAGCGGATTCTGTGTATATCACAACGACTCCTGACTACGATATGTTCTCACCAGATGCTACAGACCCTCAATTGATTGTTTATCCACAAGAAGCGGTAGACGCTCTTGATAACACAGGAATTGATTCAAACTACACAGCAACTTATTATCCTTGGATATTAACAAGAGATACTGTTAACAATACTCAAATCTACTTACCAGCAACTGGTGAAGTTTGTAGAAACTTAGCATTAACAGATAACATTGCATTTCCTTGGTTCGCGTCAGCGGGTTACACAAGAGGTCTTGTTAATTCAGTTAAAGCGAGGGTTAAACTAACTCAAGAAGATAGAGATACTTTATATCAAGGTAGAATCAACCCAATCGCTACTTTCTCTGATGTAGGAACTGTAATTTGGGGTAACAAAACTTTACAAGTTGCTGATACCGCTCTTAACAGATTAAACGTTAGAAGATTGTTGTTACAAGCTCGTAAGTTGATTTCAGCGGTGGCTGTAAGATTATTGTTCGAACAAAACGACCAAATCGTTAGACAACAATTCTTAGACAGTGTTAACCCAATCTTAGATTCAATCAGAAGAGACAGAGGTTTATACGATTTCCGTGTAACAGTTTCTTCTTCACCTGAAGACTTAGATAGAAATACACTCACAGGTAAGATTTACTTGAAACCTACGAAGGCGTTAGAATTCATCGACATCGAATTCTTCATCACTCCAACAGGAGCTTCGTTTGAGAATATTTAATACTATCAATAGTATTTCGAAATCCCCCACCACAAATGGGGGATTTTTGTTTAATAAAGGTATTTATATGTTATGAGAAAAAAATTGATTATCAGTGAATCTGAAATTAATACAAT